GCTACGCCTGTACTTATGGGTGTTGAGGCAGTGTTTAACAGTGCTGCATCAAAACCATTAATTAAAGATCAGAAAAGAAGTATCACAAAAGAGATATTGTCTATGTTTATGAATAGAAAAAATTGGAGTATATAATGACACTACTAGAAGCAATTAAAAAACACAACGAAGGTAAGATTGCCCTGCATAAAGCAAATGTTGCAATCTATTTGAAGAACCCTGCTGGTATTGGAGAACATTCTGATATTGCAGAGGCAGTAGAAGCAGAACTACTTAAAATTGCAGAATCACAAGATGTTATCGACATGATTGATAGACATTTCACTTCAGAGGAACAATTACCTCTTTTCTCTTGACATTTCCCCCTAATGGTGGTATATTTACATAATGAAGTTTTACACACATATCGCCCAATGGGGCAATCAATTACTTGTTCGTGCAGTAGAGAATGGTGTTCGTTCTAACTACAAAGTTAAATACGAGCCCACTCTTTATGTTCCAGTAAAAAAGGAAACTGGTTGGAAAACACTTGACGGTAATAATGTCAGTCCAATGAAGTTCCTCTCTATCAAAGAGGCAAAGGAATTTGTTGCACAGTACGAAAGTCAACCACACCTTGTGCATGGTATGACACAGTTTCCTTATACCTATATTTCAGAAACATATCCCAAACAGATTCAGTTTGATAGTTCACATATGAGAATTGTCACCATTGATATTGAGGTGGAATGCGAGAACGGTTTTCCAAATGCTGATCAAGCACTTGAACCAATGTTGTCTATTACTATCAAAAACCATGACACTGGACGTATCAAGGTTTGGGGATTGCACGAATATAAAAATGATAGAGAAGATGTACAATATATCAAATGTCAGACTGAACGTGAATTACTAGCCCAATTCCTTTCGTGGTGGGAAAGTGATCATCCAGACATTATCACTGGTTGGAATACTGAACGATTTGATATTCCCTACATATGCAACCGTATCAAATCGGTTATGGGTGAAGATGCCATGAAGCGTCTATCGCCATGGGGCGTTGTTAATGCAAGAACTATCACTGGTTCTTATGGTAAAAAAGAACAAGTCTATGACATTATGGGAGTTGAAGAACTCGATTATCTTTTATTGTATCGTAAGTTTACTTATTCTGCACAAGAATCATATCGCCTCGATCACATTGCATTTGTTGAACTTGGTGAACGTAAAGATGAAAATCCTTATGAAACATTTCGTGAATGGTACACAAAAGACTATCAGTCGTTCCTAGACTATAATATCCAAGACGTTGAACTTGTCGATAGACTTGACGATAAAATGAAATTGATTGATTTGATTTTGACTATGACATATGAGGCTAAAGTCAATATGTCTGATTCATTCACATCAGTTAAGTATTGGGATGTTCTTATCTACAATCATCTTCTCAAGAAAAAGATTGTCATTCCACAGAAAACAAGAAGTCAATCCAAGAGTGACAAGTATGTTGGTGCATATGTCAAAGAGCCACAGGTTGGACAACACAAGTGGGTTCTGTCTTTTGACTTGAACTCTCTGTATCCACACTTGATTATGCAATACAATATTTCGCCTGAAACACTTCTTCCCAAAACAATGGGTTTTGATTCAGAAAAGTCTGTCAATGAGTTGTTGCAAAAACAACATGACTTATCTCTCCTAAAACCAGCTGATGTAACTTGTACACCAAATGGTGCATTGTTCAGAACTAAGATGATGGGGTTCTTGCCAGAGATGATGCAAGAGATGTACAATGACCGTACCATCTACAAGAAGAAGATGTTGGAGGCTAAACAACAATACGAAAATACAAAAGATCCAAAGTACCTAAAGGATGTGTCTCGTTACACTAACATTCAGATGGCAAGAAAGATTTCATTGAACTCTGCTTATGGTGCGATTGGTAATGAGTGGTTTCGTTATTATGACTTGAGAATTGCAGAAGGTATTACAACTTCTGGACAGTTATCCATTCGCTGGATTGAACAGGCACTAAATGGATATCTAAACAAACTGCTAAATAGTGAGGGTAAAGATTATGTCATTGCAAGTGATACGGATTCAGTATACATTAGGTTTGACGAACTTATTGATAAAGTGCTTAAAAAGAGAACTGATGAGTCGGAGGATAGTTATCGCAGCCGGGCCGTGGACTTCCTTGATAGAATTGCTCAAGAGAAAATCGAACCTTTTATTGATAAGAGTTATCAAGATCTTGCTTCGTATGTAAACGCATACGATCAGAAGATGCAAATGAAACGTGAGGTTATTGCTGACAAGGGTATCTGGACTGCAAAGAAAAGATACATTCTTAATGCATGGGATGTTGAAGGTGTTCGTTATCAAGAACCACAACTCAAAATTATGGGAATTGAGGCTGTTAAATCATCTACGCCTGCACCTTGTCGTGAAAAGATTAAACAGGCACTAAAGGTTATCATGTCTGGAACAGAGAAAGATATAAACAATTTTATTCAAGAGTTTCGTGATGAGTTTATGAACTTGTCACCAGAAGAGATTGCATTTCCTCGTTCTGTGAATGGTATTGACAAATGGAGTGATAGTTCTGGTATTTTTAAGAAGGGCGCTCCTCAACACATTAAAGGTGTAATTCTTTACAACCACTTTCTAAGAAAACAAAAACTTACTGGAAAGTATCCACTGGTTCAAGAGGGTGAGAAGATTAAGTTTCTGAATATGAGAACACCAAATCATATGCAATCTGGTGTTATTTCTTTTATGACAAAATTACCAAAAGAACTTGACATTCACAAATATTTGGATTATGATACACAGTTTGAGAAGGCCTTTGTTGAGCCTCTGACTTTTATATGCAACCAAATCGGTTGGAAGATTGACCGTTCTTATGGAACACAAACCACACTTGAGGATTTTTTTGGATGATATTGAATCGTAATGACGCTCTCTATGCAGCAAATATATTTGTAGATTACTTTTCTAGCTTTGGTAGGATTGATGACTACCTTAGAAAAGTTAAACTTGAGCGTATGGGCAATTATCCTACATCTTTGCCAGGATTGGGGCCTGAAGATGATATGTTTGATAATTTTGATATGCATCCAAATGATATGGAGTTTGAGTGTAAAGAAGTATCCAATGAGATATTTGTGAACTATCTAGAGATTGTAACATCACACGCAGTAGAAGTATCTGTGCCAGGCAAATCTATCAAATGGGTGGTGTATGAAAAGAACACAGGAAAAATTGCTGGGTTTATTCGTTTGGGTTCACCAACAATTAACTCAAAACCTCGTAATGACTTTTTAGGTAAACCACTCAACACATTAGACCCAGCAACAATGAAAAGGTTTAATGATTCTGCTATCATGGGATTTATCATTGTTCCAACTCAACCATTTGGTTTTAACTATCTTGGTGGTAAACTACTTGCATCTATTTGTTGTTCTCATCTAACGAAAGACACACTTGATAAAAAGTATGGTGGGCCATTCGCAATGTTTGAGACTACCTCTCTTTATGGGTCTAGCAAGAGTAGTTCGCAATATGATGGCATGAAACCATTCCTACGTTACAAAGGCAATACTGTATCAGACTTTGCTCCTCTTATTAATGATGATAATTTTCATCGTCTAAATGATTGGTTCAAAGAACGTAATGGTGAACCTCTGATTGACCCCTCTGCTAGTTCTAGAAAACTCAAGACACAAACTAAGATGATCTCTATTATCAAAGCATCTCTTAAAAATACTGAACCAGAAGAATATAAAAAGTTTGTGCAGACATTCTTAGATGCAAAAGGTTTGACAGAAAAGAAACGTGCATATATGTCTGACTTTGGTTTTGAGAATGTCAAAGAATACTTAAACCTAGAAACTGATACGCTTATCAAAAAAGACAATTATGACAAATATAGTTTTGATAGTGTTGTGGATTGGTGGAAAAACAAAGCATCTAAAAGATATGAATCACTCAAGGCTGATGGTAGATTGAGAACTGAACTTGAGACATGGAACAATAACGCTGATATTGAGATTATACGATGATTATGAAACATAGTAAATTCTGCAAGATCGAATCTGGAAAATATGTAGAATGGGCTGCATGGGTTCTAGAATATGAACCCTATGAATATCCAAAAGATTATGAACTGGTTAAAAAACTTATTATTGATAATTTGGAAGAAAAGTTCTGCCCGCCTGAATATAGAGAATACAATAGACAAAACAAATATTTTGGACATTGTTATCACAGCACACAAGCACTTTGGTATTTCTTTAAAGATGCAAACCTTAGAATTATGAGTGCGCCTTGTCAAGGCCCTGCAAGACACCATTGGTGGTTGCAAGATAGAGAAAACAATATCCTAGACATTACTGCAAAGCAGTATGACTTATTTGAATACAACCCACCTTATCATAATGGGAAGGATTCAAATTGGTATGGTTGGAGAAATCGACCCCACAGAAAAACACAGGAGTTGATGCATAAAATCCAACCAGACTCAAAAATGTACTTTGAAAAATATATGGATAAACCAGAAAAAAGTTATTGACAAACATATAGTTTTAGAGTACTATATAATAATGAAGTGTGGATTAGCGTCTGCACACAATATCTTACTCACAAGGAGATAAAAAATGAGTAAATCTGAAAATGGGGTTGTCGTTGACCTTCTAAAAACTAACGAATTTACTGAAGAACATCTAGCTACTACAATTGAAATCTATGAGACTCATTGGA